GATAAATATATACCTTATGAATATTAAATGTATTTTTACACAAGTTAACAGATTGTACAAATTAAATTACAGTTCTCTTTTCTTTATTTATTCTTTCTTATCAATAAAAAATACTTATAGAGATAAGTCGATTCTCAATAATTTAATGATTTGTAATGGAAAACAAAGTGTTAAAATTGAAAGGCTGAGATGCTCTGATATGTTTAATTGTATTTTATTCGGTGAATCTACGAATTGAAATTTGTGGATGCTTAGTAGTACTAAAGACAAATGGCTACAAGCGTGACAGCTATCCCGAATTTTAACCTCATGAAAATACAAAGGTTTATAAATTGTTTCAACCACTTACTATCCAAACTCGACTTGGTGGATTCTACTTCTTTTATAATATACCTGTGGTTTTTGTATTTTTATGAAAGTAAATTAAAACAAGAACTTATAACCGGAAAATGACGTATTTTATTGTTAACTAAAAATGCTTGTAGACTATTTGTAGACTGTTGAGAAACATGGTTAAATCAAAGTTCGCTAAAACAGGTTTAAGACATGAAACTCAACAAATCTACTGTTGATGCTATTCCATTAACTGAAAAAGGTCAAAAAATATATAGAGATGCAGAACTGATCGGTTTTGCTGTTCGGGTAACTAATAAAAGTAAAACCTATATTGTTGAAAGGAGGCATGAAGGTGAACTCTATCGAGTGACAATTGGCAAAACTACCGATATTCCTGCAACAAATGCACGAGCAAAAGCTCAGATGATTCTGGCGAAAATTTCAAACAATGAATATGAAAAGCCTATCAAATTAAAGAATGTTGCTAATCCTTTAGATATTACAGTGAATGAAGCTCTTCAAATTTATATTGATAGAAATGACTTTAGACCAAAAACAATTAGGCAGTACCGTAAGTACTTTGATTTATATTTGGGGTGGGGCAACAAAAAGCTTTTCCAGATATCTAAGCAAGAAGTACTGGATCGATTTATTGAGGTATCAGAAGTAAGTGAGTCGTCAGCAAATGGTGCTGTATCTCTTTTAGGTACCTTATGGAAGTATATTCATGTTCTTTATTCAACAGATGAGAACCCGATTCTTAAAAGTAATCCAGTTGACATTATTTCCGTAACAAGAGGTTGGAATAAAATAGCAAGTAGGGATAGACATCTCCATAAAGACATCATTCACAAATATTACAATGCAGTGCTTCATTATGAAGATGAGTTAAATCTGGAAAATACTGCTAGGTCAAACACGCATCGGGATATCGTATTGATGTGCATGTATACGGGATGCCGTAAACAGGAGGCATGTTGTCTAAAGTGGGCTGATGTAGATATTAAAAATGGTACTTTAACTTTTAGAGATACCAAAAATGGTTCAGATCATACTTTTCCTATTGGTGATCATCTACACAGTATTTTGCGTGAACGTTGGTTATTAAGAGAAAACGATTGGGTTTTCCCAGCTACTAAGATGCCTACTTCGTGGAATATGCATGCGACTAAGGTAGATACATTATTGAATAGAGTGGGTAAAGAAGTTGACTATTACGTTTCAATGCATGATTTCCGCCGTACATTTGCCACTATATGCAACCTTTTAAGATTTAATATTTATGTGACAAAAAGACTTCTTAATCACACGGCTAAACCAAGAATTGATGTGACAGGTGGATATGTTCAAATTCCAGATGAGGAATTAAGAGCTTCAATGAACATGATTGAAGCGGTGTATCAAGGTAAGATTGATTGCTTTAATTATCAATCTGTATGGGCAGAAAGATTAAAAGAAATAAAGGCGGTCTAAACCGCCTTTAATCAAATAACTAATTTAAGTTTAGAAGGATTTTGTGGCTGTAAATCTAATTGCGTAATTTTATTTAATAGATCTAGAGATATATTTAATTCATTAGCTATATCAATTGCTGAAATTCCTTTTTTACTTAAAGCTTTGAAACATGTATTTAGTAAAGTTGGAACTTCTTTAGGTATTTCATGATCTTCTGATTCTAAAATAGCCTCACCAGTACGCTTCAAATGAATAAAGCCACTACGATAACTTGTTTCATTTAAAAGATCTAAAGATTTAGCTCTATAGAGCAAAGCTGCCTTACTTATTTTCCAATTTGTTTTCATCTCACTTAATTTATTCCAATTAAATCTACCATTAAAGCAATTACGGAAATGAGAAATCATCATTTCTTGTGGAATAAGTAAAGCACTAGCAAAACGATGCGCTTGCGACTCAGTGAGAGTGTCACCTGTAACACAACCATCATGTAGTACAAGATGTCCTAATTCATGAGCTAAATTAAAACGCTGGCGACAAGTACTACTAATTTCGTTATTAACAAAGATTGGTCTTTTAGATGCAATAGATAGAGCATCGACTTCGCTTGAAACACTTGGAAAAGTAGTTACAAAAATTCCAAGCATTTCAGTTAATTGAGTCATATCGCTAATAGGTCCCAACCCTAAATTAAAATATTTTCTAAATTGAAGCGCAGCATTTTCAATATCTTGAAAATTCTTTACAGATTCAACAGAAGGTATTGAATACTTAGGGAGCCTTAAATTTGCCTCTATAAATTCTACTAACCTTTTTAAATATTCACCCTGAGCGATCACTGATTGCTTTGTAAAAATTTTGGCAGTTTTGTTGCTTCGAAAATTGATTTGTTCTTCTTGTAAAATCGGATGAGAACTGTAAAAAATATCCGTTTTTACATTGAAGAAGTTGCTAAGTACATCAATTAAATCAGGTGTAGGAACAACTTGGTTCATTTCAATTTTATGCAAGAATTGGCGTGACTTACCAACATGAATTGATAAGTCCTCTAAAGACAAATGATTAAATTGACGTAAGAGCCGCAATTCTAGACCATTAAAATAAGTATTCATTTTCTCATCAACTTTTGCCTATTTGCTGTTGAAGATTTACTTGATTCCGCTTGCATCATCTAAATCATCATCAGCTAATAGATCATCAATATTATAGCGTTTCAATTCTGCTGGTTCTGGCAATATAGCCGCTGGATCAAAAATAAATCTAGAAGTCTTATTAGATGTCCAAGCTGTAATCGGCTGTAATTTCTGGTTAAAACCAACAAAAGCGATAAATGTTTCTTCGTCATCAGTTTTAGCTGGAACCAAAATGAATCGCCAAAAAACAGGAACTTTTGAATCAGATTCAAATAATTCTAGATTGTAACTTTGCTTAAAAAAGTTTGGTCTTTTCGGTTTTAAATGATCAGATTCTTTAAAAAAACGGATACCAGGTGTGTTTCCAATTTTAAAGGTGAATTTATTTGAAGAATCTTCTAAATATGTTGGAGATGGGGCATTGCCACTACGAATTTCACGAGCAAACCTATTACGGCATCTTCCAAAAATTGCACAACTGATAGTGTAATTATCATCATCTTTTCTACTAAGATCTTGAGTAGTTTGTGAAAAAACTTCTAGCATATGGTTAGCAAAAAAGCTTAATGTTTCATCATTCAGTGATGCATCATAATAGCTTGGAGGGGGATTCTTCGATAAATCCATAATTAAGTCCTAAAGAGATTTGGGCAATCAAAATTTATTGCAAATTTTGAAAAGTGTCAACTAAAACTTTTTGCAATTTTAATTATTTGTCACCCAATATTTATCATGGAAACTACAATTATTTCTTAACTGAATCCTTATACAGTTGCAAGTTGCGCTGTATTAAGCACAGTCCTGCTTTGCTCATACTTTAAAACGTCTTTCTTTTTATATGAAACACGTCTTCCAATTTTCGAAAAAGGCAGTGATGATTGATCACAACGCATTCTGGCTAATGTCCAAGGCGAGCAATCTAAATAAAGTGCTACAACCTCTTGAGGAAACTTCTGTTCTTCATTAGCCATTATGAAGCGATCCAAATATTCTTGTTGCTCTGCATCAGATAGATTTCTCAGATCTTTTAACATTTACTCCTCCTTACTTTCCGCTTTAACTTCTAATTGAGTACCCTCATAGGTGCCGTCACCCCCACAATTCAGACAATGTGTATACATGCCTAAACCATCCCCATCAGGACAGAAGTTTTCAGGTAATGACTCGTTTAGAAAAACGTTGCCCCCAATTGGCTTTGTGTGAATATGAGGGGCAAGACCGTAATAGGGGTAAATGCATTTACCATTTCCATCATCACAAAAATCACATGTTTTAACTTTTACTTCACTCATCTATTAGCTCCTCAACTCATTACGTTCTTTCTTCAATTGACGCAAAAGGTTGTGAAGAGTAACGGTTACAGCTTTATCTAAACTTTTAGTTGAATGGAATTCGGCAAGCTGAGAAAGCGCTAAACCAAAAATGTGGTATGCAAAAACCTTTGCAGCCTCCGGATTATTTTTGAGAAGCTCCTCAGTACTTGGACAAATGATTTTTTCAAAAATATGAACAGCTACCTGATCTGGAGTACCTTCAATACTGCTAGGGCTCAAATTAACTTCACCAATAACTTTGCTCATTGTTCAGCTCCCGATTTGCGCTCTTCCTCTTCAAAAAACGCATTCATACTTTCATATTGATCTGCTTCTTTTTCCGCTACCCATTTGGCATTGTTATTAAGAATTTCTTCTGCTTCTGACTTTGATTTACAAACCTTGATTTCAGCTAAACCAGTTTCTTTATTAGTAATTTGATAAACACAATAAAGTTTTTGAGTGCTCAACTGAGCTTGAACATGTTTTTCAACAACAAGCATATCGTCTGTATAAATTTCAGATTCTGCGATTAATGCTATTAACTGCTCTTCTGTGCTGGCGAAGTTTTCTGGTTCATCTGCATCTTGCCACCATGTAGAGATTTTAGATTTTTCAACAAGCACGTGAGTTTCGGGCACCGCCTGAGCTTTGGCTCTTGCTTTCCATGCCTTAAACATCTCGTGTTTTAGATATGATTTATTGGCGTATTCCTCAGAGGTAGAATCTAATGGCAATTCACCATGTCTTTTAAAAAAATAAGCATCAAAATCTTCAATTTCTTGGTTTAGATCAATCATTTAGGCCACCATTCTATAAATACGTTTAACTTCATGGTCCAGCTCATCCATTGCAGAGCGACCTTCTTTGAAATATTTCAAAAGCATTAGTTTGTATCGCTCTTGAGCTGCTTTGTTCATCACACCTTCGTTGCTTACTGAAAGGGTGCCTTTATTACCTTTAATTAAGTTCACGCCGTGCGGTGTGCCTTTCCCGCGATACCCGGCATTTACGTTGAACACAATGAACTTCTCGAAAAGCTGCATTGGTAGCAGCTTTGGCTCGAAAAGAAACTCTGGAGTAGTTTGTTTCGACATTAGAATGGTTCCTCCAGTAAAAAATTTTTCATGCTCTAATCCCTGTTTTAGACAATATTTCAATTTCTTGTTTTACTGCTTGAAGTTTTGCCGCTTCAATTTGGATCAGGGCATCTATGCCGAAGTGCTCACAAACTGTTTTTACATCGAGGCCACGTTCAGCAATAAAGTTTTGAAGTTCATCTCTTTGTTGATCTGAGATACCGTCAAATTCTGGTGGACTAATCCAAGTGCCACGTTGCTTATCAAACGTGCAATTCAATGCTTTAGCTCTCATTAACATTGCTTGGCGCATGTTCTGGTAATACATGTGTTCTTTATCAAGCGACTCAGTTAATTGATTAAGGTCACCTGCATGCTCAGCTTCTTCACAGCTTTGTTTCCAGTTTTCTAGCTCTTCTTGGGCTTTAGCTGCTGCAAGTTGTGCAGGCGTTAAGGTGTTAATGTGATCTTTAGCTTGAGTAATCAGGTCAGCCAAGAAAGTAGGATGTGCTTTAAGATCTGGTACCCACACTTCACCAGTTTCACCACCTAAAGCACCTGAGTTTTTCGCATGATGTGTAGGCGAAGGTTTGAAATTAATAACGCGGGCATTTTTACCTTCACCAGTAGTAACAGTTGTTAGATAACCCATGACATCTGCTATACGGTAAAGCTCGTTACGGTTTTTACCACCTAGATCTGGTCGGTAAATAATTTGATCACCGTTTTGATCTTCTGATGCGTGTGCAATGAAAACAACATCTTTACCTAAACTGATCAAAGTATTGATGTATTGCTTGAACGTTTGGTTCGCTAAACCTTGAGCCTTTAACTTTAAAGAACCATCTTTTTGACGGTTATTTGCCGTAAGTAACAGGTGGGTTTTAATGCATTCAAGCATTGCACCCACGGTATCAATGACAACGGTTTTATATGGTGCTAAGTCCTGCGGAGTAAGGTTTGCAACATCACTCCATTGTTGAACCTGTACAACTGCACCACGACGTAATTCACCAGTACGGTGAGCACCACGGTCAAAGTCAAAAGAAATTGCTTTTTCCGCAGTAAAGCCCATCGATGATTTACCTAAACCCGGATCTGCGTATAGGTACACAATAATTGCTTGAACCAATAAAGTTTGGTCAGCAGTAATAATCGGTAGAGCCATTTTTATTATCCTTATCTTGAGCCAGTGAAGCCGCGCTTAGTTTTATAAGCTTTGCGGTCATAAGTAGGAATGTTTGTTTCACGCAGTTTTATTGCGAGCTGCTTTCTGCGTTGAAAGTCGATTTCTTGTGTGAGTTCATTCCAAACTTTTGGATAGTCGGTTTGAAACTTATACACATTTAAAGGCGTCTTAAATCCGTCTTTAACTTTGTAAAGAACTGAGCCATTAGCATTAGATGCGTACACTTGCCAGCCAATACGAACAGAGTAGAGACCCTTATCATCACGGCCTAAAAATGACTTGTAGCCGTCAGGGTGTTTTTTGAAATTAGTCATCTTTAAGCCTCCACCAACTTGTTACGTTCGATGAAACCTTTTAGAAGACCATTGATGTTTCGGATGTCTTCAAATTCGGTGAAATCGTTATATGACTTACCATTAACATCAGTGATTTCATTTACTGTGAGTTGGGTAATATCAACAGCGGTGAATTCAGAACCCGGAACGCCGTAGCTGTCTGGATGAGCTTCAAAATCAAAGCTAACGTTTAAACGGAAGCTATCTAATTTAATTACAGCAACGCCAGAATGTTTACCTGTGATTTTCGCGGTTAACACACCGTAAGTACTTGGTTGAGTTTTAGGTGTAAAAAGAGTAGGTGCTTCTTTTGTTTGGAAAGCTGGCTGCAATTGGCAAGCAACTAAAGAACCACCAGAGATTGCAAGGGCAGCCATGCTGACAAATGCAAAGGAGTTGAAAGGGGTAGCTTTTACGTTCATAATTGATCTCGCAGTTTGCAAAAGCACATCGGACCTGGGGAGGGGCGGTGTGCTTTTTTGATGTCTACGAGATAAATATAAGAAAACTTAGTTTTATTGTCAATAAGAAATCTTATTTTAATTTAAGAAAGCTTACTTTTATGCTTTAATAGACAAAAGAAAACCCACACGGGGTGGGTT